CAAGTTTAACCTCATCAGTAAATTTCTTTTTTGGAGGACTTACAGTTGCCTTCACTTCTACGTGGGCATCTAAAAATTTAGTCCAACCTTCTTTTTCATACATTTCAACTAAAGAATGATCCTTGACCTCTTTAATTGAATTGTTTTTTTTCATTTTGATCATAGTTTTCTCCTTTATGCTGATCCTCTTTGGAAGTAATATGTAACCTCAAAGTTGATTACAAATTCAGCCAGAGGAGCCAATCTTTCAATTACTTCTATGCTTGTGACCATTGAATTCTGTACTTCTCCAGACGCTTTACCTCTGTATCTGTCTGAATCTAACGTTTCTTCAATTGCCTCAATTAGTTGATTTCTTTTGTTATCTAACTCAGTGCCTCGTTGAAAGCCTCTAAGTTGAAATATAATAGTACCACGACGAACACCGCTAGTGCCCATTGTTTCTGTGTCACGTTCTTCTGAACCTGACTGTACTAATATTGCGGGGAATTGTGTTATTGCTAATTTTTCAACATCAAATGGTTCTCTTGTAACCAACACAGGACGTGGGTTAGCAATGTCTTTAAGAACTTCTACTATGTTGTCTGCAATTTGATTGCGTAAACTCATTTGCTATCTACCTTTTTAGGCGAAGATGATGAGTTGCTGTCTTTTCATTGTCTGATATTGTATTATCATTATTCAAGTCATACTCTACACCGTCTCTTAGTACTAAATCCATTTCACGTTCATACTCTTGTCTGTAGTGTTCCATCTTTCTTTCAAAGACGTCTACGTCAGGTTCAAATCGTGATAGTTTTGGATAAATGTGAAACCCCAATGCTTGATAGACACAGGCACGGGTCAGTTGACTTGGTGTGTATAATTCTTCGTCTGGTTCTACATTGCCGCCAGCCACATACTTTACATCATAAAGTCCGTGCTGTTGTGTAGGCCACCAACGAATGCGTAAATCTCTAAAAACATCTGCTTGTGCTTTTACGATTTCGCCGTCAAAGTCTGAAATACCGTAATTTTCAATGTCTGGCTCAAATGCCGCGACATCAGTGATTGTTGCTAATATAGCCATAGGGTCCTGCTCCTAACATTATTGGTGAAGTCCTTCTTCATCCATTTGTATTTATTCATATAAAAGAATAGGGCGCCAAAACGCCCTATTCCTAGTCAGTTAAGATTGATTATGCAATCTGTGCGTCTGCTACTAAGCCAACTCCATAAGAGTCAAATAGTTCGCTTACACCGTATGCCATAGAACCAACGATTTCTAAACTTCTTTTAGAAGCGTTACGTTCTGTTTCAATTCTCATTGAACGCTTAACCATGTAGCCTAATGCGTCTGTTGACATCACTGCACCAACGTATGCACCAGCACTTGCGCCTGTTACAACGTTAGATTCAAAGATATCTACGCCTGCGATTTTACCAATAAAACCATCTCTCAAAGCATTGTTACCTACGTCTGATAATGAGTGACTCATAGTCGCTCCAGCGTTAGTTAATTGCTTTTTAAGTTGGTATGCTTGGAATGGGTGTAGTAAACACACATAGCCACCATTTTGGTCTGCGTTGTTAGTTCTTAGTGTTGCCGCCGCTTGAAAGATCAAGTCTGCTGTGATTTCTGAGTCACCTGTACCAAGTGAGTTTGAAAATCCGCTGAATAATCCTGCTAAGTCAGTGTCAACTTTTTCAGCCATTGCTGAACCTAATTGACGCCCAATTGCCGCCGCTACATCGTCAGTTGCACCTTCAGCCGCTAAGTCAGTTAGTTCAACCATTACACCAATTTCACTTGCTGTGATATCTTTTGATGTTGTGTTGAATGCTGTGTTGGCTAAGTCAGTGCCGTCTGCTACAGCCGCCGCCGCTACTGATGGGTAAATTGGAACCTGTGCTGTTAGGCCTGGAGTTCCAGTCATGTCGTAGTTACGAACAAGAGGTCTAATAATAGTCTTCTCGTTCATTGTGTACAATGCTGATTGTACGATATTGGAATACAGTTCTGATAATACTGATCCTGTTGCTTCATCTGCCATGTTATATCTCCTTTAGATTGATAGCATTTATGTTATATCCTAATCCCTTTGCCTTTCATGATTTCCGCATATTGGGCTCTGTGATTAGGGTTTGTCATATCCAACTTGGATATGTCGTTGTCTGCCACTGGAGTTTGCTTGCCTACGCCTTGTCCTGTACCAGAACCTGTTGGTCCTGCTTGTACAAAGTGTGGATTCGCACTAAGGAACTCTTTGATTAGTGAGTTAGGTGAAATGGGCGAACCATTATCATCATAACGCACTTGACCGTTTTGATCTACTACATCTACTCCACCTGCGTCATTTAATTTGACTTGGTTTTTCAATAGGCTTACTACTTGCTGAGGGTTGATTGCTTTTTGCGTACTTGCCTCATTTAGTAGAGCACCGTCTACTTTGATAGTATGAAGTTCTGATTGGTATTGACTTAACTTGCCGTTAAACTTTTCAGCCTGTTCCTTCAATAACTTCTCATACTCACCACGCTTTTCAAGTTCTTCTTGTTGACGTAGTTCTTCTTTTTCTACCAAAGTCTTGTAGTGATCTAAATCAACGTTTGAGAATTTCTTTTCAAACTTTGCTTTTTCTCGTGCTACCCTTTCTGCTACAATACGATTTACTTCGTCTTGTGATAAAAGGTTTTCCTTAGTTTCCTGTGTTGCTACCTGTTGTTCTGTTGGAGTAACAGTTGACTCCGTATTGTTTACCGCTGTATTTTCTGCGTCCATTATTTTACCTCTTTCAATTGGTTGAGTTACCACCTGCCCTTTGACAGTACTGTTTGTATTTAGTATTTTTGTATCAAAACCTACTATTTACGGCGCATACCGCCTCTTGTAGATTTCTTTTTCTTATCTTTTTTCTTTTTGCCGCCTCTTGCTTTAGCCATGTTATTCTCCTTGTGCTATTATAACTTCCAGTTCTTTAACTTTCAGTTCTAATTCTCTTACCCTCGCTATAGTATCTTGAACTTCAACAGGTGGTTTGAAATCATCTATCCACTCGTCATTTTCTTCAACTTCTACTTGTATCATTTCTTGATTGTGTTCAAGAAAAGCAATACGTTCTATGATACCAAAGTAGGCCCATACAGCAATACCTGTGAATGCTATAAGACTTAGAAGATTTTTTAGAGGTATAGTAAATTCACTACCTTCATTTAATTTATTCGCCATCTTCTATTCCTTGCCAACTTGGGTGTTCATGCCATCCACATTCTTTCATACCTTCAAGTATTTCTGCTCTGCGTGTACGACACAAATGATACAGTTCTAAGAGGTTTTTCCTTGCTCTTCGTCCTGCTGTTTTGTTACTTTTTGTTTCAAACTGATGAAGATTTTCGTTATACTCTGCCAGCAACTCTCTAAAACGTTCTTCATTGCCCTCAATGTAGTATGGAACATCTGCAACATATCTATTCGCCATTACCAAACAACGCACTTAGTTCTGGGTGGAGGGCAAGTATCTGCTCGTCTGTATAACCCTGACTATACATCTCACGCAAATGACTTACCATCTCACCCACTGATGTTAGTGGCCCGTGAACCATATCACCAGTTGCCCTCGCCCCCACGCTCTGCTCTTCGTATTCTTCTTCAAAAATTGTTTCATAGATCTTTGCATCAATATCTTTTATCATACCAGGTGCTGTTACGTTGGCTTCTTTTGCCAACTTCAACATATTGATATCATTGAACTTGTCTTGTATTGAGAATGAACGTGAATACTCTACATATCCATCCCATACTTGACCTTGATACATTGCCCACATACGCCAAATCTGTTCTTCAGCGTGTTCTAGGTTCATTGCAAAGTCTGCCAATTTAGCATTTAACATTTGGAATTCTGTTTGTAATCCAATGCCTGACAAACGTCTTGATTCAATTGAACGTATACCACCTAAACAAGCCATTCTATCAATTGAGTCTACCTTGCGCCCCATTGCATCTAGTACTGCTTCAATTGAAGCACCATCTGGTTGTAATAGGTAAGGTTTAAGACCTGGGTCCATTCCTTGTGGTAGTTGTACAATTGATCCTGCTCCTGCACTTGCTTCTGTGTCAACAGTTTTTACAAGTGTTGGATGATTTGTTAATCTAACAATCTGTTCAATCTCACTTGAGAATTCATACAGTTCTTTTTGTACATCAGCAATGTCACCAATAGCACTAACACCAACACCTCTGATGTTGCCACGTTGTGCATATACACATACCGCAGGTATTCTACCTAGTGTGTTTGGCATTGTTTCAAATAGTTCACCTTGTTTTTCATTGCCACGTATAATGTACACATTGATTTCATCTGGTGTATATTCTCTAATATATTGATTACTACCAACTACTTCTTCTTTTACTTTAAGATAGTTCAGTGTGTAAGCACCATTGGTTTGACGTGAATACTCCCAATCAAGGACATTATCTGGTGTAAAGATACTCACATATGGTCTTAGACCTTGTTCTAATTCTTCTGCTCTTGTTGTAACTTGAGTTGTTGGTTTATCAACTACTACCCAAGCATTTCCATATACCATTGTAAGACTGCTTAGGTCTCTAATAAAAGCATCAAAACTTCTACCATCTAAGTCTGCGTCTTGCATAAATGCGTTCAATGGAGCACCTTCTAAACTGCCCATGTCACGTCTTATTGGTCTACGAAATAAGAAACTGTTGTAGATTCCTACAACACTTTTTGTATGATTGTCTACTGCTAACATACGTAGACGTTTTTCATAGTCTTCTCTACTTTCGTAGTAGTAAGGTTCTAAATATTTTCCTGCGAAGTAATCGTAGCCACCTTGGTACGAATCTCCTAAGAACTGCCATCTATTCAAATAATATTTGTAAGCACTATGCGCCTCTAATATCATATCAATGTTGTTACGGCTGTCCCCTTTAATTACTCTATCTCTAATATAGGGCATTATGTCCATCTCCTTGATTGATTG